GAGTAGTGGCGTGGGCTCTGTGGTTTGACGGTTTTTGTGGTGGTTATGGTGGTTTTGACACGCCGAGGGATGCTAGTGTTTCCAATGGTTTTAAACTTTCCGGATTATCCGGCTTGACATTACCAATTGGGAATACCTATGATGGAGCCAACAAAACAAACGAACACTAAACAGAAACGAGGTAAACGAGATGAAGAAGCTAATCACGGTAGGCAAATGGACACTAAGCCAGACAGAAGATGGTCGCAAGGTGATTACGCACCAAGGCGTCTCGGCGGCCTTTATGGTCAGGCTCAACGGGACTGATTTAACAATCACCCCCCGAAACGTCAAGGCCATTGCCGGTGAATGCATAAGCGAATATCTCAGTGAGACTCAGGAAGTTGCGAACTTTGCACACGCGGTACGCGGATACTTCGCGGCTAGCTGAGAACACAGCGCGGCCATAGTGGCTGAGCTGGGGTGCAAGTCCCCAGTCGCGCACTTAGTTCCCACTGCCTAAACCTCATTGTGAGCAGAGGGTAATCGGGCGAACGTGATGATTGATAATTGAATAGTGTTGCCGAATGCCGGTTGCAGTCTGCATAGTGAGAGTGTGTCAAACAAGACTGCGTAAATGGGTTGCGCCTACCGACGTTTAGCCATGTGGCTAATGAGGATAAGAGAAGCAAGGTGAAGGCCTTGCGAGTAGTGCGCGGACCCCTGAAAGAATGGGGAGCGATGGCATCAGAAACCGCGTCTGCGATAGGTATAATTGGGCCCACTGGACTAGAGATAGCGAGGTGGGCAATGGTTGACAATTGTATTAGGGAGTACCGAGTCAAGCGTGGCTGGACTCAGCAACAGTTAGCCGACAAAGTAGACGGAGTTAATCAACCGCGTATTGCCGCGTGGGAAACAGGTATTAGAGATTTTGGTGATACCTCTCTCAACGTCGCAATCAAGGTGGCTAACGCGCTCCGCCTATCTAACCCACGTCGCTTACTGGAGGCTCCAAGCGAGTCGAAAGAAAACACTAGCGAAAGCTAGGTGTGTGCCCTAATCAATTCTTCGCCTGACTGTGGGCCTTGTGCACAGTCGGCCTAGCTCACTGGGTTTATCCCATAGTCTAGGCACTCATAGCGTGTCCCAAGGTGGACGGGATACGCTGGAACCTGTTATATCGAAAGGTGGTGAGCCGTGCCGGTTGGCGATATCGTCGTTGACCCGCGTATCCAGACTCGACATCCCGACGTGTCCGCTGATTCGGTGCGCGTGGCATGGTCGAACGTCGTGCGGTTTATGGCGCGTGAGGATACCGACCCGTTGCGTTATGTGGCGGTTGGATACGACGAGTACGGGCGTTTGCTGGAAATGGTGGCGGTACTAGATGAGTCGGATCGTTGGCATGTGTTCCATGCCATGCGTGCGACGCCGAAGGTGCTGCGGGAACTGAAACTTTTGTAAAGGAGGAAGTGTCATGTCTTTTGTTGCGAAGGGTGGCCGTGTGGTCACTGATGACATGTTGGACAAGTGGGCCGACGATGCGGATAACGGCGAGTTCGGCGGAAGGCCGGGTGCGGTGTATTCCGGGCCTGTCGTTCCTGTCGCTCAGGCGGATGCTGTCAGTCGGACGTTTTCGTTAAGCGCTGACATGTCGGCCATGTTGGATGCCGTCGCTAAACGTCGTGGCGTGTCCGCTGATGACATCATGCGGCACGCGCTGGTGCGTGAGTTCGCGTCAGTGTGAGCTGTTCGGCGTGCTGGTTTTCCGACACGCCGATTTGTTTAAACCAAAATGATACGTTATGCTATCAATTATCAAGCCCAATCGGGCAAGACAAAAGCAAGTTTGAGAACTTAACAGTGTTTCCCTACATGCAAATGATACATTTTGCTGTCATAATTGGTTTACCTACTACTAGAGAAAGCGGGTAAGCCTATGGGACTTAAGGAACTGCGCAAACAAGCCGACTTAACACAAGTTGAGCTAGCCAAGCGCACTGGAATAGCGCGAACAATCATCAGCAGTTATGAGACCGGGCGGCGAGACGTTCGGAACATGACTCTTGAAAACGCTTTGAAGATATCCAGTGCACTCAACTGCCAACCGAGCGACCTGATGCGTTAAAAGAATGCGGCTAAGTAGCGCCAACTACCTAGCCGCGTGCCTTAAGTTGAAAGTTCTCTAACCAATCAATCAAATCGAGGCTGTGCTATCTTAGCACGCCTCACATGGAAGTGAGGAACCATGCGTAAAATTCTGGCGGCTTCAGCCGCGTTAATCACACTTTTCACCCTGTCCGCTTGCGGTAGTGATACCGCGAACATCCCGCAATGTGAGAACGAAGACGGCTCGGGTCAAGCTGGACTCTGCTACTGGGATAGTGCTCGAATGGGCAACGGACGCGGTACCGGACTGTACATCTACCAAGACGGCATTCTAATCGACGAACGCTACTAAGTCTTTCAATCAGATTCATTCAGTCGCGCGGCTGTCTCCGCGCTTCATCAATTCAAGGGAGATTCACAATGTGTGTGGAACTTGTTTTCAGGATTAACGTTGACTGGCATAGGTCACGCATGTGGGGGAGTAACCCGCGTGCCGAAGTCTGGGCCAACCTCGCCGGCATTCGCGGCGACTACACTAACGGTACCGTGTCAGGCTGTGGATACGACAAGGAGAGTGCGGCAGTTGATTTAGCGTTGAAAGATAACCCGCTTATGCAGACACTCATGATGTGGCCGAAACTGAACGTGAACACCGGTTATAGTGGTCAGGTCACGCGCGTAGTCAACAAACTCGATTACGGGTATGAGCTGTGCTTTGGCGGCATGGGCATGAGTGAGTTTCTACAATTCATGCGCGGCAATGGTTTTGCCGTTGAGGAGATGCACGGCGATATGTTCGACGGGTACACGTTCCGGCGTGACATGCCCGAATCTTTCGTTAAGACAGTTTGACTGCGATAGCGCGGCGCATTAATCCGCGCTTCCCGCCCATTCGGGCAATTTCAATCAATCAAACCTATAGATCCTATATCACACTAATGGAGGTGTGCCATGCCTGAAGAAATACTGAATCCAAGCGACTTCCACGTTGGCTGGTCGGCCCAATCGTTGGCCGGCGACATCTACGTTATCGTCAAAGCCACTGACAAGACGGTGACGTTCGATAAATACGATACCGTCTGGCTTACCGTTCGGCGTGTCCGGCGTAAGCGTTTCGAGTGGATTGAAGGAGGCTACTTCAAGGACGGTGCATTCACGTTCTGGCCGAGTAATTTTTTCCCGCCTGAGAACGTCTGCAGCCGCAACGATTTCATCCAATCGCATGAGTTTAAGGCGGTGGCATGATGGCACGCTACTTCTACGCTTTCCGCTGGGCTTATGGTATCGGCGCGACATGGGATGACGGGTCATGGCCGGGTGAGCTCTACGTGTTCGAGTCGAGGGCTGAGCGTGACGCTTGGGTTGCCGACGACGTGTTTGATGGCAATTGGCATTGTGAGGCCATCACGTCGAAAGAGGCGCGTCATATCATGGCCGATACTGTTATCGGTTTTGATAATGATATGGCCGCACGGTACGACGGTAGCCGGTCGGCTGTCGAACGGTACGCGCCTACCGCCGAATTGGTCAGGGCATGGCGGCGTATCGACATGCAACTTAACCCAGTTGCGTATATGGGTGAGTGATCGACCATGATTGACCATTACCGTTGCAAGTCGTTTCCCGTGGCTGTTGCCACTCAATCGCATTATGAGGCCAAAGGTTATCCCGTGGAGCTAGTCCCGTGGGGTAGGGGCTACATGGTGCGAGTCCATCGTTAATAAATCGTTGTGGGGCATGGCGTTGTGGCCGTGCCCCTCTTGTTTAAGGGAGATTCAAAATGTCCATTACCGTTAAAGATGTTGCCGACATGGTGGAACGTGTTGACGAAAAACTATCGCCATTGACGCGCTATGACGGTTTCCAACCCTATGAGGGCATCTATCGCCTTGGCGACTGGGGATATGTGACGGAAACCGAATATAACAAGGCTTTCGAGCATGAAGATGGTTGGGCGCAAGACGCTTACATTTTGGACGGTAACGGTGTGAGCCATACCCGCATTAGTCAGCTAATTAACGAAGACGATACCGGTAAGGCAATTTCCGATTACATCAATGAGCGTTTCAACAATGACCAAATGGACGACGTTTTCTACACCGAAGCCACCGAAGAGGGTGAATGCTGAGAGTCTTCTAGCCGCCTACTCATTCCAGAAAATCAATCAAAATCGAATCTTTACAAGTGAGGTAAACCAAAATGAAGAAGCTGACCAATGACCCGTCGCGTAACGTGAATGCCGTGAGCGGCATGTGGGTGCGGTTGCGCAAGGATGGCTCGAAATATGATGTTCGGTATGTGAACGCTCGGGTTAGACGAGTCTGGTCACTTTCCCAGACTTCGCAGGGCACGGCGTGGAATGTTCAGGCCAAGGGAGTCCAGTATGAGGACTTTTTGAATGGCATGAGGTCAAGCTCCGTTGACCTTGAGCATGGTTGGATGCTCATACCCGATTCCGAGCGTATGAAGACAGTGCCGGTGCCGGTACCTACCGGAATGGACGCTAAAACGGTTGGCGGCATTGTCGCGCACCCATCGATCGATGCAAACTGGAAGTGTGAGGAGGAACGCTTCACGAGCAATGTTCAGTGGCCGGTGCCTATGCCCGAGGACGCGATATTGGAAGACGAGTTCATGGATGATGAACCCGCGCCGGATACACAGGAGATTCCCGAAGTGCCGCCGAAGGTGAACAGTTTCGCCGTCTCCTATTGTACGATGCCTGACCTGATGATGGCTAAGGAATGCCCCGAATTGCAAGGTTTGGGCCCTATCCGTCACTTCCGTACCAGCAAGGGCCGCAAGGTGGCCTACGTTGCTTCGGCCAATGGCAGGTGCGTTGTCGCCTACCGTGCCCGTTATGAGCGTGGCAGTGACAGGCAGTTGGAAAAGGCGGTGGCCGATTACGTGGCTACCGTCCGCGACAAGTGGGTTAAGGCGGCGTGACATGAGCGAGATTCGGGAGAAAGCCGTACGCCTGTTGTTGCAGGCGGCTTACGAGATGGCCGCCGATAACGCGGATAGCGTGGCGGATATCTTCGACTGCCAGCATGGTTTTATCGATGATTTACGCCGTCGTGCCATGCTGAAGCTGGACAAGCCATACACCGCGCCGGACTTCGATACTGCGGAACAGCAGATAGCCGAAACCGGTTTGTCGTTGGACATGCTCGACAAGAGGGCGCGTGAGGCGTTCTCACAGAAGTATTCCACCGCGTATGACCGGTATGAGTGCGCTATCGGCTGGTGCATCGACGACATGCTGGGGTGGGAATGATGGAAGTCAAGATACCCACTAGCAAGATTCGTGAGGTTCTGGAGTCCTCTAGCTATGCGTATACGCCGGATAATATCGCGGCGGTGCGCGCCAACATTCCACGGCATACGTCTGACCTGATTTTGGCGGCGTTGAACGCCACCGATCTGCCCGACAAGCGGTTTGCTTTGCCGCTGTTCTAAGTTCTTGCCGCCTGGCGTTTTCCCTCACTTCCGCTGGGCGGCATTCCATTTTTTTTTAATCCAATATGGTATATGATTGATACCATCTGTTAACCGTTAAGGAGGTTTATTATGGGTAAGCTGGTCGCCAATATCGATGATGATGTCAAGGCGCGTGCCGCCGCGCTCTACGATTCCATGGGCATGAGCCTGAGCACCGCAGTCAACATGTTTTTACGCCAGTCTCTGGTGGACAACGGGTTGCCGTTCAAGCCGACGCGGCACACGCCGGACGGTTATCCGGTGCCGCCTGTTCACAATGCATACATGTTCGAGCGTTCGGAGAAGGGCCATGTGATACTGCCCGCCGATTGGGATGATTCGGAGGATGATGTCTATGACCAGTACGCCAAGTGAACCGCGCCTGTATGACGTGTGGCTGATGTGGGTCGAGTTTCCCGACCATCCCGGTATCGGGAAGCCGCGTCCGGTGGTTATCACCGAGGTTGACGGCGATCTGGTGTCGGGTATCGTGGCGAAGATAACCGGCAACACTGATTGGGATGAGGCCGGTGACGTGCCGCTGCTCGACTGGAAGGCCGAGGGGCTGTTGAAGCCGTCGCTCGTGCGCTGTTCGCAACGCTTCTACTTCAACAGGAGCGAACTGCTGCAATGGTTCGGACGACTCTCGTTGAGGGACGCGGAGCATGTTAACGACGGGTTGAAAGCCACGTTGGACATTCCACCATACAGGCGGAGCGTATAGCCGTTATCGTTTTCATGGCCTCATGGACTTGTTCTATGAGGCCATTCTTATAGAAACCATCATTTAGAACCGCATCATAGGGCTTTCTATGGTGCGGTTTTCACATAAATCAGCATTTAGACGGGACTTTAGAGCGTTCTATTGTTCCGTCAATCGTTTTACCGAACAATACAAAGGAAGGTTTTGTCATGGAAGACAAGTTGGAGAATTTGCAGGCGTTGATTGAGGGCTCGGGGCTAGGGGATGTACGCCAAAAGGTGCGGGGCATGTCCGAGGCGCGGGTCCTGTGGGTATTGGATGGATATAAGGTTGATGGGTTGCCGTCCGGCCGTGAGTTTTTCATCGAATGGGATTCGCTGGAGCACGTACAAAACCAGTTGAGGGAGCTTGCGGACGGCGGCTATGACGCCGACGATGACGTGGCCCAGATGATGAATGACCTTGTGCCTGTCGATACGGCGTACAGTCGTATGCGCAAGGTCCGCGCCAGCTTGAAGTTTTTCGCCGCGATGGCGGAAGGCGACGGTATGGAGACCTACCGTATCTCCCAGCATGTCACGACAATCGAATACCGGCAGGTCAAGGCTCCCAAGGGATTGACCTTCGCTGAACTGTGCGATTGGGTGGAGGAGAACGGTGACGGCGATCTATACGACGTTGACGATATCGGCAGTGACGTGTTCGCCGCCAGTCGCCAGGATGGTACGGAACTTAGTTCCAAGGAGTCGAAATGATTACCGCGATCTACCGTTATGAGCGTTTCGACCCCGCCACCAACACCGAGTTGTGGCGGCGTATACCACGCTGGGAGCTGCGTCTCATATGGCTGAAGGCATGGCTTAAACGCGATAAGGCGGCTCGAATCTCTTACGGGGCTTGGCTGTACGCCAATGCTTCAGGCGGCGGGCAATGGTTGGCCGCTGACATGTTGGACTGGAATCAGGAGGTAATCAATGGACGCTGAACGTATGAGAGCCGCCTTGCATGAGGTGTGGAAATACTATGACGAGGCGGGGGAGAGCGGGGAGAACTATGTGCTTGCCCCCGATAATCTCGCCAAGTTCGCCGCCGACCTATGCAAGGAATACGAAAAACACTGATACGCTGGAGGCCACGGGACTCTCTTGTGGCCTTCTGGGAATTAGCGAACCAAGTACAAGAGGCATGATGTTTCGTCATGCCCGAATATTCTTTCAGGAGGAACTATCATGTCCATCAAAACCACCATCGTCCACATGCCCAGCGGAAAATGGCGTTTGGAAACCCGTCAAGGCGCATGGCCGATAAACCGCAATTGGAATGGGTTCAACACGTGGCCGGAATACGATCACAAGCCCACGAAAGAGGAAGTGGATGTGTTCGCACGTGAACTGTTCAAGGCCATGTTCGGTGTGGAGCCGATATTCATTGGTATGGAAGATGACGAATACGAATACGATTCACGTGCCGGTCTTTGACGGATAAGTGGAAAACGTGGGCCCGATTATACGAAAACATGCTTTTCATTCACTGAAACCCGTGAAGATCAATAAAAAATAGATTTTCACGGGTTTCAAGCTATGATAGGCGTGTTATAAGACGCCGCTGCCTCTCGTGGAAGCACACTAGGGCGGCATTCTTATTCCTCCTTTGCCGATTTGATGGCTCCGTCCAGAAATTCCATCGTGCAGCGGAACAGTTCGGATTGCACGTATGCGACAAGCTCATTTGAGACCGTCATGTGCTTGCATGCCTTGGCCTTGTGCCGGTATCCGAGAATCTCGGCGTTGTACAAGCCCATCGCAACATGCACGCACTCATGGCTGACGATATGCGGCAGCAGGTGTTCGCGGCTCAATTGACTTCCTCCCCACGGCTGAAGCCGGGGGATTCCCTTGTCTCGCGGCAAGGGTTTCCTGAAGGGACTTGTTCCCCGCCTACCGAAGTGTCGCTTCGGCGGTTCGAGGGTCCCCGCAGGCGCGTACCGCCAGTCCGGCGGATAGGATGTTTTTGGCGGCGTTGATGTCCCGGTCGTGGTGGGTTCCGCATTTGGGGCAGTCCCATTGGCGGATGTTCAACGGTTTCTTGCCGCTGTCGTATCCGCAGGTGGAGCAGACCTGGCTGGACGGGTACCAGCGGTCGATGACCGTAAGCTGGCGCCCGTACCATTGGGCCTTGTATTCGAGCATCGTGCGGAACTGTCTCCAACCCGTGTCGAGTATGCTCCTGTTGAGACCGGTTTTCGCCGCTTGCCCGTTGGGAAGGTAACGGCCCGGATGCTCCGAGTCAGGCTTCGGCGCGCACCGTCGGGTCAGGTTTTCGACCGCAAGGTCTTCAATGACCACCGCTTGGTTCTCGCGGATGAGTCGGGTCGAGAGCTTGTGGAGGAAGTCGCTTCGACAATCCTTGACCTTGGCGTACGCTTTGGCGACCTTCAGACGGGCTTTACGATAGTTGTTGCTTCCTTTCTGCTTTCTGGAGAGAGTTTGTTGGGCTTGTTCAAGTTTCTTCTGGTAACGGTTGAGGTGGCGTGGGTTGGGGATTTTCTCCCCGGTGCTGAGGATGGCGAAGTGTTCGGTGCCCAAATCGACGCCGACCTTGTTTGGGGAGGCGGGTAGATGTTTCACTTCCTCTTCGACGAGGATGCTCACGTGCCAGCGTCCGGACGGGTCCAGGGACACGGTGACGGTGGACGGCCGGGCTTTCCTCGGCAGTGTGCGCGACCAGTGGATGGGAAGGGGTTCGTGCATCTTCGCCAAAGTCAATTCCCGTTTGTCCCAATCCCAGGTGAACGCGGATGCGGCATAGGTGGCGGCTCCGCCGTTCTTCTTGGATTTGAACCGTGGATAGTCTCCCGTCTTGGCGAAGAAGTTCCTGTACGCCGCCTGCAAATGTCGCAGCGACTGTTGCAACGGGACCGAGGACACTTCGCGCAGGTAGGCGTATTCCTTGGTTTTCTTCCAGTCGGTGAGCATCCGGCTCGTATCCTCGTAGGACACGCTCTCATGGCGGACCGTCCATGCTTCGGAGCGGGCTTCCAATGCCATGTTGTACACCTTGCGGCAGCAGCCCAGTGTGCGCCGGAGCGTTTGTTCCTGTTCCGGCGTCGGGTAGAAGCGGAACCTGTATGCCCGCTTGGCTGTCGTGGTGTCCATGCTTCCTATGATACCATGCTTTTACAGACTTGCATATGGGGATGTAAGACAGAGGCGCCTTGGAATACAAGCCCAATACCACTTCCGTGGTGCCAAGATTGATGCTCATTGAGTAATCTCCCTGTGTCCGAGGAACTTGTTGACGAAGAACGTCTGACCTTTGCCCGTGACTTTCGGCGTCTTGTTGATGGTCGTGTGACCGTCCGAGTGAACCACGGTGGTTTCCTTGATCTCGAACAAGCCCAATTCCATAGATTTCTGCGTGGGCATGTTGCGAGAGCTGCCGGTTTTCATCAGCCATCCGTTGTCCCTCAGCCACGCGAACAAGCGCGTGCCGCCAATATCCACGCCATTGCCTTTCAGGACTTTCGCCAAGTCGCCCACGAGGATGCTGGTCTTCGAGGTTTCCACAGCGTCAGCGAACAACGCTTTGGGACGCATCCGTTCGACCTGTGCTTGGGCCTTCTCTTTTTCCGCCCGCTCCTGTTTGATTTGTGTGGCGAGTCGGATAAGGAAGTCGGGTTCGGTGACTGCCTTTTCCAAAGTCGATTCGGTCATGTACGCACCATGCCTGCGAATCGATGGCAGCACCTCGTGCGTGACCCAGCGTTTGAACTCGCGGGCTTCGGGCTTGCGGCTGCGTAACACGAGGGAGTACAAGCCGGACTCGGACACGAAAACGGGTGCCTTGCCGCCGTTCTGAGCAATATCCGTACTACGGATATTGGTGATTTCATCGGCATCGAGGTATTCCCGAATATGGTTGGTGGCCGTACCGAGAATGGCGCATACGTCCGCTCCAAGGAACCACGGGTTGCCGTGTTCGTCGGTTAGGACACGCACCTGAATGCCGTTGAAGTCGAATGGTTGAATCTGATTGCTCACTTGTCGTCTCCTTCCTTGGATTGGTTTTGCGAAACCTGCATGATCTCCCACACGTCCGCGTCCTCCGACAGGCCGGACGCGAGACGGTAGAAGTCACTGAACCGGTAAAGCGGATTGCTGTACGCATCCTCGCCCTGCTGGGGCAACTGGCCTCGATGTATCCAACTACGCAAAGTGCTGCGGTTCACGCGCATTCCGCACGCCTTGATGATGTCCAACAGTTCGCCGCGGGTTCTCACCGCCTCCGATTGGAGGAGACGTTTCACCCGTTCCGCCCTGATGAGGGCTACCGGCATACTGAAACCGCATTTCGGGCATTTCGCCGTCTCCGCGTCCGCGTAGCAGGAGAGCTGGCCCAAGCACTTGTCGGCGGGGCATGGCCCGTACAATACGGTTTCCCCGTCATCGTCCGTGAGAAAACGACGCAGCTTGCGTGTCAGACTGTGAACCAGTTCCGCGTACACGGGGGTGCTGGAATGCTCCATGAGTTTCGGATGATTGGCGATACGGTGAACCATGTCCGACAGTGGCGTGGACTCGGGCAGATTGATTTTCAGACTGCGCATCCACTCGTACAACGTGCCTTGCAACCCCGGATAACCGTGGTCATCGTCCGCGTACAGCAGATCATGCAGGGCTTCGCGCAACGGTGCGGGAGCGGTGCCGGATTGACCGCCGCCACCGTTCTTGTGCCCGTAGGCGCGGTTGATGCGATACTCGCACAGGTCGGGCAGACTGCGGTCCAACCATCGCAGGTCGCCGGTCAACTGGCTGGCGTGCTTGTCGCACAGGAGATTCAGATTCGGTTCGACGCCATGTCCGATAAGCGGTGACGGCGCGTCGGTGACGATATCCCGCCAGCAACCGTGGTAGCGGCAGAGCCTCGTAGTTTCAGTGGAAAAAGACAATAGTGACCTTGACCTTCGGTTTTTTTGAAGGTCTCGGACGTGTCAGCAACTCCCAATTATGCCATCAAACCGGTCATGATTCAGCCGGACGGCGTGTCGCCAGAACCTCGTCCAACGCCACGCCCAAACCCGGATTGAAACCACCACCCTCACGCCTGCGCTTGGGTTTCGCGGGCGGCAAGCGCAGCGGGTCACGCGCGGCCAACGCCACCTGTCGAGACTCGTCCGGGGAACGGCCCATCATGCGCTGCCGGCGATACAACCACGCCTGATCTTCCACTAGTCCCAGACGTTCGCACTCCCGGCCTATCTGCGCTTCGGACGGTTTCGCACCGTTGCGCAGCTTGCGGACGATGCCGTTGATGTCGCCGGAACCACACCAGCGACCCGTGCTGTTGTCCGCGTAGAAGCGTCGAACGGCCTCACGCGCCTCTACCGCCGTGATATCCGAACGCAGTTCCGAATAAAAAGCGTCAAGCTGAACATCATCCCACTGAGCGTTGCCGTGATGCGCGTTAATCAGCGACAACAACGCCGCCGCCTCACCCTTGCTGAGCATTGAGACCTCCCTGCGAGTATCGGGCACGCTCCTCCTCGGTCATGTACTGCCAGGTTTTCGCCATGTTCGCTTCGAGATTCTGCTGGCTGCGGGACTTGACCGGCTGGACTTGCCGGGCCCTTGGGGTCTCCGGTTTGGGTTTCTCCCAGTTGCGTGCATACAGTTCCCCGCCGATGAACCGGCTGAACGTCTTCACGTACTGCTCCTCGGTGGCCTCCGCATACGCTCGAGCCTTGGCTTCGAGAAACATGCTCGGGTCGGAACCGCCAGCGGCTTTCACGATCTTCGGCCATTCGATTTCGAGCTGCATACGGGACTGTGAGGTTTTGCCGTCGAACCTGTTCGTCGGATAGAAAGCCTCGATATGGTCAAGCAGATTACCGAAGTCAGGCTTTGAGGGGGTAGGGGGAGTTGAATTATCTTTAGATAATTCTTCTGGTGTTCTGGTGTTCTGGTGTTTGTCCCGATTCAGACGCGATTCAGCCGTCTGAAAGTTATCTGAATCGGAGGTTTTCGCCTTGTTTTTATCTTTTTGGTAATTTTCAGCATTGCTTTCGCGCTTCTTTTGCACCTGTTCACGGCTTCGATTGTGTGCGAGATAGTCGTGAATGTAGTACCCGTTGTTCCCGTCCGGTTCGATCATGCCGACATTGCATAGTGCTTCAAGTTCTGAATCGGTGATATCCAGCACGTAAAGCGCATCGTCTTCGCTGATATGTCCGTCTGAAAGATTGTCTCCGCAGAAGGTAAGCATCATCGTGAACGCACCTATCGCGCTCGGGCATGTGTGCCTGAGTTTTCGCACCTTGCGATTCATGTAGAAGCCGTTGACAAGCTGGATGTATCCTTTGCGGGCCATCGTTATACCACTTTCCTGAAATCTAAACTCACCAGACTCATTCCGTCTCCTCAATCATGGTTTCGAGGGCAGCGACCGCGTTCTCACTGCGGTTCTCGGCTACTGCCTTCCGCGCCAGTGCGAGTAGTTCCTTGGCTTGTCGGATATATTCCTCATGGAAGCCGGGAATCTCACCGGCATAATTCCATGCGTCATCCTCGTCTTTCGCCGCGTAGCTATCGACGCCATCCCATTTGCAGCTGTTCCAGCAGAGCCGTCTCGCCACGGCCTCAATCTCTGCATTCGTGGGTGGTGCGTTGCGGCCACGCAGGTAAGCTTCCTGCAAATCGTCCGTGTCGCAGTAAAACAGTTCCTTGACATGCGTTCCTTCCCAGTGGCGGGTCGGATACGCCTTCTCGGCTTCATCGTCCGCGATGCTCATTCCCACATCTCCGTTTTGTTGTTCCTGTAGTTCTTGCACAAGTTCCACGCGCAGACCCATGTCATGCGGGAGGAGTTCTAACACACCGTTCATTTCTCGTCCTTCCTCTTGTAATATCAATCGGCGATGCGAACGCCGTCACATGGAATGTGATGCAGCTGGTCCCCACTCGTATTTCTTCTCTCATTACCGTCTCCCTGGTTTCGGTGGTTGCTCCATGTATTTCTCCAGCATCCAGTCGGGCAAATCCTCCCTTCCAATGCGTTCGATAATCTGGTTCAATGCTTCAAACGATTTGATGCGTGCCTGCCGGTAGAATTTCTGATCTTCAACCATGTCGGCGAGCACCCCTTGCCAGTACTTCATTTCCTCACTGTTGACGCTCATTTGCGTCTCCTTGGCTCGAAGGTCTTAATGATTCGCTGCGAAGTATCGCAGGTTACGCGCACCTCGTATGGCCTGTGGTGGGAGTCGGCGCGCTCCTGTGCCACATCCGACGCCTCTTGGAGCGTTTCGTACACTCTGCATGTGTACAGTCTCATATCACCCTTCGGCCGGACGATGTAGCCGGTCCAGATGCTTGTGCCCAACGTGCCCATGCCGTTCACTGGTATTCCTCCACCGTGTCGCAGCCGATGGTCGTGCCATGATCTGTCAGGCAGGCCCATGTCACGTCGCCGGTCCTGACCGTCTCCGTGCCGTAATCATGATGCGTGCCCGCATACCAGTACGAATAGATGCTGAATCCCGCCAGAAAGAGCGTTGCGATGATGGATACCACCAGTGCGACAATCAGACTTTTCTCGACCTTGTCCAATCCGCCCATCACTCACCGTCCTTTCCGATTTTGTTGGTCTCCTTGTATGGGTTTTTGCTTGTATATTGCGGGAAGTCCCATTCATGGTCTTTCCAACCGGCGGCATAGCCTTCGCTCCATGCCTTGCGGCGTTCGTGGTCCAACTGTTCTGAGCTGTGTATGGTTTCTGGTTCGTCGTCGCTTTTCTCAAGAATGTACATGAGTGTGGTGTCGCTGGTGCCAGACTTGGTATCGGTTGGGAGGCAGTCCACGCGCGTAACCCGCCAGCCCTCGTCCAGCCGCCTTCTGAGCGTCTCCAGATTGGCCAAGTAACGCCTTTGGGGGCGACCATCCCAAAATATCGGGCAAGCCTTGTATCGTCTGCTCATTTCGTGTCCTCGCTTGTGAGAATCGCTAGTATGGTGTCCTCGCATTCCAGTTTTGGCAGTGGTTGCGGTGTGCTCATATCCTCGTAGTACTTGTTTAGAGCATGCAAGGTTGGCTGCGTGTCTGGACTGTCGGAATCGTAAAATACGATCAGCCAGTCATGCTGCGAGTTTTGCGCGTATCGCAAGTGCAGTGGACAGAAGAATCGCGGCTCATTATCACTTGTGAACAGGCACAACCAGTCTTCGTCATCGGTAATCTCACTGGTTACGTTTTCCTCGCTTGTATTCCAGAAGTCGTATTCCATGTGGCATCCCGGGTAGTCACATTTTGCCTTGTAAGTTGTTCTCACTATCATGCTCATTTCGTGTCCTCAATCATGGTTTCGAGGGCAGCGACCGCGTTCTCACTGCGGTTCTCGGCTACTGCCTTCCAGAATTTCGTATGATCCAGGTCATTTCCTGTCCCTTTCCCAAATATTCTCAACCATCCCGCACCACTTATCCCATGCTTCCTCTCTCGTATCGGCATAAGGGGCTTCCAAGTGGGTGCAGAAAAACATGTAGCGGCCTCTCCATTCGAATATGAGCGGGACACATCCGTAGAGGGGGCAGCAGTGCCGAATCTTCGATGCTAGATTGAACATGTTCGTCTCCTTAAATCTCGTATGAAGTTGTGGCGGCTTCGCCAGTCCGAGGGCGTGCCGCTCGTCGCCGTGAGCAGCACGCCGTCATCGAATATCTTCCAGTGGCCGCTGCCGGCGCGTACCACCGTGTAGCCGTGCGAGGCTATCCAATGCATGAGTTTGCGGTCATCTCCACGCGCGGTCATGCTTTGAGCCTCATCTTCAACGCGAGACCGTTTTCATGCACGCTGCCCTTATCGAAGCCCATGAAACCGTTGAATAGTTCGTATTCGAGCAATACGGTGTCCACGCGGAACTCGTCGTACTGATGGTTTTTGATGCGTTCCATGACAAGCCTCATCGATGCGACGGTATCCCTGCGGTCGGCCTGTATGGGAATGAGATACGGCCAAAGATTCCATTCGCCCGGATGATCGTTCAGCCAACGGGCGAAATCAACGAGTTTCCTATCTTCCATCATTTCCCCTTAGGAGCGTTCCCTCACGATATAGTCCGGGTGTTCCCGGCAATAGTCGTATATCAGTTTCAACCATGCGATGGCGCTGTCCACGCTGCCCCAATAGTTCGGCGGATTGTATTTGCCGCGCAAAACATACAATGGTTCCAAGTAGATGTCTTTCAACGCCTTGTCGATACGGGCTGCGGCCTCCCCGGCCGTCAACCCGTCCAGGTCATGCTTAGGATTGACCTTGTAAGCGGTGAAAAACGCGGATAGATTATACGTGTAGTTGAAATAACGGCCATGAGCGCCGGTCCCCCGCACATGCTCGCCGTCCCGTTCGCATACGTCAAACCATTCCGGTTCCGGCACATCCTTGTCCACTATGAACAGGTCGTAGCTCATTCTTCGTCTCCTTCGATGATTCCATGTCCTGCTATCAATGCGAGGGTCTTCAAGTCGGTGAGCACGGGCTGGTTGTCCATGCTTGACAACGTGTTCAAGCCGAGACCCTTCTGTTTGAACACGACGAACCAGTAAGGTGCGTCCGCGTTACCCGCCTCGGTACGGCCCTCCTGCATCCACTCCTTGAGTCTCCCCGTATAGGTGCTGTAGTTTTTACACTCCAATACGACCGGCTGGCCGTGGATACGCAGACCGGTGATATCGCCCTGGTCTTTCGTCCCATGCAACACTTCACGGTGTATCGTCTGCTCGCTGTCACCCAACCGGGCGCGCAAATAGTTGACCACCTTGGATTCAAGCAGTGTGCCTTTGGCTTTCTGTCGGCTCATTCGTCCATCCACCATTCAGTCGGGTCATCGTGAAACTGGCAGTCCACGCAGTCCCCGAATACGTTCAAGATTCCTCCGCAGTACGGGCAATGCTCATACTGGACGGGCAGATAACTCGGTCTCATAATCAGAACTCCGGGTTGTCTCGTAGTCGTTTTTGCACGTCCCCGCGCATCTGCTCGATCACATCGACCCGAAGTCCGGTAGCCAAGCGAATCTCCTCTGCCGGACGGTTCGAGTCTTCAATGAGCAGTTGCCATGCTTTACTTTTCGCTTTGCTCAACATGAGCCCCCTTCTCCAAATTAGAGCTGATACGCACCCGATAGTCGGTGATGCTCCAAGTCAGATGGTTCAACTGCCAGACGGTGAGTCCAAGAAAAACCAGCAGACAAAACGCTTGAACAATGACCAGCATCGTATTCTTTGACGTGATGCCCACCGCGAGGGAGAACGAGAAAAACACGTCCCACCCCAAATACCAGTACACGGACCACAATCTGGGTTTGCTGCCGTCACGTCGTTCGTAAACCAAGACCATATCCTTGTCGCTCATGATTCCTCCTTGAGCGTGGTGACATATGCGATGGCCTTGCGTTCACGCTTCGCATACTTTTCGCATTTGCGCTTGAGACGTTTGAGGCTCATGGCGTACAGTAAGTTTCTGAAGTTGCCGTCTTCGCAGATTTTGGCTTGATAACGGCCGTAGTCGCTTCCCGCGCTGATATGCGCGACCAAATGGTCTGTAAGCTGAATCTCGTTCATGCGTTCTCCTTTCGATATGGGTTTGGCGTGTATTCGGGCGATTCCTCGCCGGGCATGGGATTCATGTTCTTGACGGCTTGGATATACCCTTCTTCCCATGCTTTTTCGGCTATCTGCCGGTCATGCTCCTTGAGCCATGCTTGATAGGCGGCTCGGCCTTCCTCGATGGTTGACTGGCCTGTACCGAAGCAACTCAATTCGACGGCGGATTGGACCAAATCGTCATACACTCGTGGTTTCATTCCTCCACCTCGGTTTCCTCGCCGTAATGGCCGTAGAGTTGGTCTGCCGCATCCTTGGTCGTGTAGAGGCATTTCGCGGGCGCTTGTTCGTAGTCGTAGATGGCGGCTGCGACGACCTCTCGAAACTCCTCGCGGGTGAATATCTTCGCCTTATAGCTCATCGTCTGCCTCCGTAAAATCGTTGAACGATGGGCTGGCACAGCTCATATCCCTTCTGGGCCCACATCTCCAGTGTTTTGAGGATCACGAGAATCGACAGTGAGTCGAGCCCGTCGTCAACCAGTTTGGGAATGTTGCTGTACTGTGCGTTCAGTGTCGTATGCCCGTTCTTGCCGCTGGTGAACGTGAATCCCAGCATGTCCACGGGCGTTCCGGTTTCCTCCGGTGTGATGGTCAACCGGACCTTGAACTTCTTGCCCAACGGCATCGCCTTGTCTCTCATCGTCTGCCTCCCAGACTCTCGCGAATCCGCTCCACATCAGCATTCATCGTCTGCCTCCGTGACTTCCTCGCCGACTGGTAGGGTGCGATAGATTTTTGTGATTCGCCACGTGCCCGGCGTCTCGTGGATATGCTTCACAGCGGCCTCATAGGAATTGAAAGTGACGGTCGGATACAGCATCTCGATAGCCGAATCGACCAGATATTCTTCCTTGGTCTCCAACTTCATCGTCCGTCTTCCTGACTCATGTAGGTCAACGTGAAGCATTTATCACCGTTGCATATGCGGTTCCAAGCGGCGATATTGTATTGCAACTGATACGGGGCGGGCTTCCGTGAACAACCTCCCTCGAAGCCGAGCCCGCAGACAGTGCAGCGGAACATCACGATAAAGAACGCGTATTCAGGCAACCCCTGCACGCCGTCCCGCTCCCATTTCGCCTTGACCTTGCCCCCACAACGAGGACACGGGCTAATCCTGTGAAACCTCACCAGACTCACCTCCCTCAAGAGGCGCGTTCAAATCCACCTGTTCGATACGCGCACGCTCCTGTAAGATATTCGCGTATGCCCCCATCGCGTACAATTGGCTTTCAAGGAGCTGGAAGGAGCACGCGGGCGTGAAGTCCAACGTGCCCTCCGCGTAGCCCTCAAGCATGTGCGCCAGCTTGCCGATACGCTCCTGCAATTCTCGATGTTCGCGGATCATCCGCTGCTTGTAATCACTCATTGGTTGTCTCTTTCGGTTTGGTTTTGTAGTCTCGGACGATGCACACGCATCAGTCCATCCTTTCGTCCAACCATTCGATGTCCTCCCAGATCGAGAGCATGACCTGATCGAGAGCGCCCCTACTGCTCAATGCCCATACAGCGCCGTAGTTGGTGCGCTCCCGCACCGCCGTGACATAACCTTTGTCCGGGTAGACGTGGGATTCCGCAATCCAGTGGAACGGGAGCATCCCCTTGCGCAAAATCAAAGTAAAACGACTGTGCTCAACCTTGATGAAGCTCCTCATGTCGCTCATTCCTCCGTTGCATCCATCGGGTAATTGATGTCTTCAAGCGAGTACGCGGGATAGGTCCGCTTCACGAGCCTGAACGGTTTCTGCGTCTCCGGGCCTCTGAACGGTGGCTCATATTCCCACCATTCGCTGCCGTCGTATTCTTCGCGGCGCAGAAAACCGCCATCGGTGAACGCCACGACCAGATCGGCGGCTATCTCCTGACTGCCGTATCCGTCGTCGTAATCGATGTCGAGCACCTTTTCGGCCTGACTCCACGGAATTCCCAGCCTCTCGTCGCGGGAGCCTACGAATCGAACGTCATCGGTCGAATGCTTGCTTTGTGAGATCGCACTCTTGGTTTCATCTAAAAGATTCATTCTTCCGTTGCCTTTCTTTGCATTGCCTCGATGACCTTCCGCACGATTTCCTGGCCGGGATATGCGCCGGTTGCCTTCGTGAGGAAATCGAACACCTGTTGTGACGGCTGGGATATCACATAGGGCATGATTGCCAGACAAGCCGCCCTGATTTCCTCGTCCGTGTGCTGGCGTGAGGCTCCGGCGATATACGCCTCCTGCATGAGCGTGTTGCTCTTGTACACGTGTTCCGCCTTGCTGCTGATGATGCTCATGCTTCCACCGCCTTGGCCGGACGGAACGGAGCTTGAGAGGTCACGTGCTTGCTGTTGAGGCCCGACCACACAGGACCGATGACGGGGGATTCCGGGTCACCGATAAGCAAAGCGACCAACTTCGAATCGTCCATGCCGGAGATGGCGACGCTCCACAAGGCATTGTCCTTATCCCACCACAGTCCGTCATGGTCAGGCAGCTTCGGTTTCCGGCGCAGGGCGTAGGCGAAGTTTGAATTAAACATCCAATCGTGGAAGTCGGGAATCTCTGCCTGTACCATGACTGCAAGGGTGCAGTCTGTTTCGTCATCATCATCGACAGCGACAACGGAGAATCTATTGCCGTTCGTCGCGACGAAAATATCGCCCGTGCAAACATCGTGAATGTCATCGATACGCTCGTACTCGGGGTCATCCACCAATTCGATAGACTCGATGTCGGCTTCCGGGACGAACAGGTCATCGCCCATTCCTAGGGTGAGAACGTAAGCGCTCTTAATATCGCCGTTTTCGTCAGCTACGCCGGTTGCTACGTCCCCGTTCTTGAACGTGACCTTGATATGTAGTCCGGCCATCTCCTTGCAGGTCTTGCCTTCCCAGAATGGTTTCTCACTCATTGATAGCCTCCTTGGCTAGTTGTCGTTTACGTTTCCGCTTCGCCTCATACTGGGCGTATTTCTCGGGATGCTCCGACCTCCAACGGCGATGGTATTCAGCCATCTCACGCTGATGGGCGGCGGCATACTTACGAGCCGAAGCCCTAACCTGAGCCAAATGCTTTAACCGGTACCGGCGTGCATACTCATTACGTTTCTCACGATTACGAGCGTTCCGCCGATTCGCCAGATCACGCAGATGCTGCGCATACTCGGGGTCGGTTCGACGCCGTTCCCTGACACGACAGTTCCGGCACATGCCATCCTTGCCGACCCGGCACATGCCACCGCACCAATCGCATTTCGGATGACGTTCAGTTATCAGGCCGGACAGTTCGCCGCCGTTCCGGCAATAGTCGATGAACTCCTCATCGGTCATGTCATCAACGTTCACAGCCACACCTCCCCATTAGTGAACCTGCGGAACAACACAGGGTCGAGCTTGTACAACGCCCCGCCGAAACTGCGGATCACGGCAGAACAGGATGAACAACAGGCTTACTGCTTCGGCGGTTCGCATCGCGTCCAACCTCCCTTATCGTCCAGAAGCACCCAACCATGTTGGGCGGTGAGAATCGGCACCAGTTCGGGGTGATCGTTGAAACCGCTCACGATGTACCCCAAGCTCATGGCCTCACGCGGATGGGCGTGAATCCACCCATGACATCCCGTATCGCCACTCCCACACGCCAAGATGAGGTTCGACGCCTCATGCAGTCCCGGCCACTTGTGTGACCGGAGTCTGCGATGATGCCGGCTGAAACCGCTCCAATGGAATGGTTTGCCGCAGCGGACGCACCGGTATTGGTCGCGTGCGTCCACCAAATCCTTGACGTGTTGGGACGGGTTAGATCTGCCCATTTCCGTATTCGTCCTGGGGTTGGCTCCACGGGTCCGTAGGCTGCTGATACTGCTGTTGCGGTTGCTGGAATCCCTGTTGCGGCTGCTGGAATCCTTGCTGATACTGCTGCTGCGACTGTTGGAAACCAGACTGCTGGGCCTTGGGTTTCGCGCTCAACACCGCAATGGTGCGGGCCGCGACATCCCAATTCTCATACCGTTTCCCATCCTTTTCCGACACTCTTTTGGACAAGCTGCCGTTCACAAGAACCTTCACGCTCATGTTCGGCTGGGACTTCAACTGGCGAACCTGATTCAAAGCATCCTTCGCCTGATTCGACAAGGGACGCACACCATAGAACTGAGGCTCCTTGTCAACCCACTGGTTCGTGTTCTTATCCGTGTAACCCGGATGGACGCTGACGTTGAGAATACTGGAATCCTGAAAATCCTTGATCTCTCCCGCATATCCGGTAAACTCGATGCTTGGTTCTCCGGCCATTACGCATTCCTCCTGTAATTGTTCGTCTTGTGTTTCTCCATGGCCCGCCTGTTGCAGACCAGCATGTGTGATTGGGCTCCGGCGCAATCAACGGCACCGCATGTGGGGCATTGGGGGAGCGCGATCTTGTCCCCGTGAGCCCACAGGCATCTGGCGCACTTGCAGCCAGGTTTCGGTGTGAAGCTCACTGGAGGGCAGGCTCCTTCTCCTTGTTGCGGTTGTACGATTCGATGAATGTGGCCGCGTCCGATTCAGACAGTTTCCCGTAGACCACGTTGCGTTGCAGCACGCTGCTGATGAAACCGTTCTCCTGACCATCGGGAATACGCATGGTTTGGAGAATCCGGTCAATCGTCTGCTGCTGCTCGTCGGTCATGCCCTTGGTGGAACGCTTCTTGTAGCCGCTGGTCTCACCGTCATCATCCGTGGTCGCCAGTCCGAACGCGCCGCAAGTGCTGTAGCGTCGCGCATACGTCAACGCGGAACCGAGGGCCTGCATGACGCTCATACCACGCGAATCTCCCACCTCTACGGGGATAAGGCAATTACTGGCAATCCACTTGTCCGTGCCCTTCTTCTTGACGGCCGTATCCACATACAGGCGTCCGTCAATCAACTGGGTCGGCCATTGCAGCTCGTAGCCTTGCTCGTCCACATAGTTCACGACCTGAGCCAGGGTCGCATACGTGCCACGCCCGCCCTTAGCGTCCTTCTTGATTACCGCCATGATTCGATTTCCTCCTCTTCCTGAACCAATCTCCAATCGGGGAACGCGATCTCCTGCGGCACCTTCGACAGCCCGTAGCCACGCATCGCCTCCAACGGGTCGGGATACAGGTCACGGAACGACTTGATCTGCTTCAACGCCTTACAGATTTTCGGTTCCGCCAGTTCGGTGATGATGGGCGAATGCTCGTCAAACCGCCACACCCTCCAATCGAGCGGCGGATTCTTCTCCTGCACGACGAACTCGAAACCCAACGGCCCCTTATATTCGGGCATCGTCAACCGGTAGAGACGCATGTAGAACGCGGCCTGAATGTGATACCCGTACTGCCAGCAGGAACGCTCGAACTCGTCCGGCGACTTCACCGTGGTCTTGTAATCACGGATACGCAGCACACCATCCGGGTCTGGAGTGGACGGCAACCAGTCCGCCTTGCCCTTAATCGACAACCCGGTATCAGGGTCGGCGGCGATCATCGCCACCTCCGGCTGACCATCCAGCTTCGTGAAAAAGTCTCCAACCATGTCCCGCATGGCCTGAACCTTCTCCACATCATCGGCGGACAGCCACACGATGTCATCCGCGCCATACTGTTCGACCAGCCTGTCACGAAGAGCCTTGCCCTCCTTGGTACGCAGATTCGGTTTAGCCACAACCTGCGGGCCACTGCCCAAAACCATGCTGTGAGCCGCCTTGCCGAACTCCAACGCCGAAGAATACTTATGCTCACCGGTCAGGTAATCCGAATACGCCAACGGGCTTACCAGCATTTTCTTCAACGAAGTCTGGTCCACCGCGTCCAACGCGAAGTAATCGTCATCGGTCATCTGCTCGACGGTCATTGCCCCTCCTTTCTTGCTTTGAGTGCTTCCTTGCCTAAAACCTTGATGGTGTCGGCCACCGAGTCGAGAAAATCGTCAACGTCCTCCACGTCGTAGACCTCTCCGTAAAGCAGGGAACGATACGTGCGGAACTTTCTATGCCGGACATCATTCGGGGTCAACATGAGAACCCCTCGACTGCATGGACAATTGTTCCTCTCGTTCCATCAGGTGACTGTGACGCCAAGTACGCGACTTGCCCTGCTTGTGAGATGCCTCCGCATAATCGGCCACATGGTCACGGCCAACGTCTCCCACGACCTTCGATGCCTCGTTCCAATCCGAGTACACGCGATCGTTCACGGCCACATACTTGTCCGCGAAATAACGAATGGAGTCGCCTACATAGCGCAACGCTTTTGCGACGCCAATATCAGATGCCAATGGAAGCCTCCTTGTCGTTCATGTGAATATCCCGCGCCGCCCTCCACAGGTTGCGGAGGATACGTTTACTGACGATGCGCAAAGCATCGTTCTGGGAATGCAATGCCGTCCACTCGGGATGGGTTTCAGCGGTGTGGTTACGACGGTCGATGTACAGTTGCGCGTACTCGCTGCCGTCCTTCGCATACCGGTTGCCGTCCGCATCCTTGCGGACGCCGGCCTTCACGCACGCCTCGGCAATCAGATACGCCCTGGTCTTTGCAATGGTTGACCAGTTCGCTTGACGGCCTTTCATGCGCTTGGCTGCGACATTGGTGCCGGGAGCGATCGAGTCTTGGGTTTCGTTCGATTTTTGGCTCCCGGCAAGAGTGGTTCCCTCCACGCTATCATCTTGGGTAATCGACAGCCTACTGGTGGAGGGTAATGTGTGTAGCCCGCAATATGCCCAAAGCTGGGATACAGTGCGGGGCTGGTGATTGTCCGTGCGGACATACGGGTCGCCTATGGCGTTCAGCAAGCGGGCCAAGGTTTTCTCGCCCACCCCCAACTGGGTTTTGCGCCACTCGTTCAACGGGTTGCTGCGCATGGCTTTCTGCAATGCGAGAACCGTCTTATGTTCCAGAATTTCCAACTGGTCGAGATTGATCTGCACGGCGATGACGGCGGGATTATCCTCTTCCAACGCGAAGCCACGCATTTCACCATCAGAATCGGTTTCATCCCTTGTGAAGATACGCAGCCGGTTCGCCTGAGCCTTGCGCAGGTTCTCGAAATCATCCAACTGTTGAGCCAACAATCCTAGTTCAGGGGTGAACAGGTATGGCGTAAGAGGCGCTGGTATTTCGGTTTCCGATGGATCACTGGCCTCTCGCGCCATATTCCCCGTCGTACTTGCACTGGGTGTCGAGCGGTAGTTGGACGGGGAAGAATCAGAGGCGGAGACGAACTGGGGATGGGCATCGCCGGTGGTATGGTCTCCGCCAAAATTGGTGACCGAAGCGAGAAATCTTTGGGAGTCGTTGTTCCCGTGGCCTCGGTCAAGTGTTGTAGTAGTCATTTGATTTCCTTCAAGAAAAGTGAAGCGGCGGAATTCATTTAGGTATTGAGCAACGTGTATGGCCGCTTCAAGAATTGGTGCGCGAACGTCCAGACTCTGGTTTTCGAGGTTCCTGTGGTTCGCGCAAGAATAGGTGGCAAGACGAGTCGAACCTGGGTATTAGCGTCCTGACTTTGGTCTTGCCAAGTCTGTGTTATGCGGCTTTGTCCAAGTCAAGTTCGGCCTCACGAACCGTGACCACATCATTGGGTAGTCGTTCGGCCAGCCGCTCATACCATTGGGCTTTCGCCTCGGTCTGCCGAGCCATGCCATGCAACATCGCGGAATAATCCAACAATTCCAAACGGTTGCAATCCCCGATGGCCTTCCACTCGCCGGACGGCAAACCAATAACCTTGCCATAAGCGTCACGAATGATTTGAACCTTGCCGGACATCTTCGCTGCATGAACCTTCTTCGGCAAGTCCAAACGTTCACGCGAATACACGTTGCGCACGCTCTCCGCAAGCAATGGGGAGATAAACGCCACCAGCTCCGTCTTGCTGAAAGCAGCCAATCGTTCGGCTATCCGGTTCGCCACGTCAACAGGGTCTATCACACCCTGTTCACGGCATTCGTCCACCATCGTCGCCAAACCGTTCATCATTAACCCCTTTCAAAGAAATTGATTCTGTTTTTTGTGTCCGCGTAGCCGGCCGCTAACACGTCCGAAGCCTTCTGATTATTGGTTTCCGGCGTTACGGTTCGCGGGTTTAAGTTATGTGAGTGCCGGTGCGAGAATCGAACTCGCGTCCACCTTCGGAAGTCCGCAATGGAATGCTTCGTCAGGTACGGCCACCTTGCGACCGGCTACCACCGGGCGGTAAATCAATCAAAAACCCGCCCGGAAATCTTCAGTTATTCGTCGTCCAATGCGAAGCACAGGGCGACAGGGGAACAGCACATGAAGCCTGCGAGAATGCTCCACGGGCCCGCATAGGGTTGCAGTGAGAGAATCAGGAACCCGGTCGCCGCCAACGTCAGACAAGTGATTGTCTTCGTGTTCTCATGCCGGTGCCGGCGTTCATCAGGTGAATGCTGCCAGCCGGAGCAGTGAGCCCCATACGTTTTCCTGTTCATGACATGTCCTTTCCGCGTGGCCGGGCTCGGATTCGAACCGAGAACGTCCTTGCCGTCACCGTGTTGCAATGTTGACCAACCGTGAGAGATGGATGACGAGTCCTATGGTGTGGTGACGATGGTGCGTGTCCAGATACCCCGAAGGGTCCCGGCCGATGGTTGCCGCAGTGGATCGCAGTACGGTATTTATTTGCCTGTAGTCGATTGGTGAATAAAAAGACGACCCGCTGCGGCAAGACTTGTTATTCCTCGTTCTTCTCGTCGGCGCGATCTGCCAACTCCTCCAAGGCGTTGGCGATGAAACGAGCCTGACTCGGGGTGAGGGGACGGGCGCCGTAATCGGTGTCGATTTCCGCGTTGATTAGACCTTCGTCGGTGACGCTGCCGGTGAAGTATTCACGGGTGCGACGCTCCTCGACAACGAGCTTCTGGGAAAGGTTACGATTTTGATTGAGCATTGTTTTCTCGATTCGGAGAGGAGGTGAATATGGCTAAGGTCACTGTCAAGTTCAATAAGGACTTGGACGAACAGTTGAAGCGGATGGCTATTCGTGCTGTGAAGGAGCAGAACGGCAATCACTGCTACTACTGTGGTGCCGAAATCGAGGACATGTCCGGTGTGGGCGAATCACAGTTGCCGGTCTGCCCGGATTGCGTGGCCAAGGGACTACCTGTTTCCTCCGGCCAGTAACTGTCCACGAGGGCGATGAAGTCCTTGGCGAAGCTCCTGAGCTTGCGCATGTCCGGTACGATCTCCACTCCTACCTTTCCGCTATAAATCTCAGGGGCTTCATTCTTCGCCTCGTTGGCTGCTGGGCTACGATTTGATGTGTTCATGGTGTTCTCTTTCGGAGAGGAGGTGAATATGGAGTATTGGAGTAGGCCCGTGCTGGTCGGTCGTCGCGAATGGCGGTTGGTCAACGTGAGCGGAAAGCAGCTCACCGTGGAAGCCGTCAAATCGTTCGATGGGGTATCTAAGCCGTTCCTCGTGGTGGAAGGCGGACCACATCAGACGATTCCGGACGGTGAGGCCATTCTGGTCAAGTTCAGGGCGACGAACCTGCGGAACTCGTTCACTGGTTTGATTCTGTCGGGCGTAGACGGGGCAGGACTTCCGTGGACGGTTCAATATCCGGTACGTTCCTGAACGCCCCGGTTTGAATCATGTCCAGCCAGTCCAGCAGTCGCTGGTTGTCGAGGAACCGTACACAGCCGAAGGTGGCATACGCCGCGTTCCCGTGGTCCAGGTCGATAACCAGCGGCACGTCTTGGCTGGAAGCCAGTATCGACGGGTCGATGTTTAGGAGTTTCCCAATCGCGGTTGCATTGGATAGGCCGTCCCCGGTGATTTCCAATGTTTCGACGGTTCCATCTTCAATCAGCGTTTTCAGCCCGTGAATGATCAGGGGAAGGGAAGGACCGTTGAGGTCAAGCTGCATCTTCATGCTGTTACCTCCAAGTCAGGCGTCCCAGTGCCGAAGAACTTCTCATGCATGTCCACTGGAATGGTGAGCAGTTCCTCGAAACTGACTCCGAGCGCTTCGCAGATCATGTCCAGTTCATCGACTTTGAAGGCCGGTTGGCCGGCGAGTCGGCGGGAGAGTTTGCTTACATCCCATCCGAGATTCGCCGCAAGCCATCGAAGGCTTTTCTGTGCGATGAAGAGACGGTATCGAATACCGGCTGCTGTTAGTTTCTGTGTGCTGCTCATGTCTTAAATAATAGTATTTACCTTTTTTTTGTCAAACCACGACATGCCGTATCGGATATGCTATATTTGAGATATGTCAAAGAAAGAAGATTACAAGCCGCTCAGCGCCTTTGCTATAGCATTTGCTGCTGAATTCAAGGCATATATGAAAGCACACGGCATCAAGCAGTACCAGCTCGCAGAAGCCCTAGGCAGAACTCAGCCGTATGTCAACGACCGCACCACCGCCAAACGTGCCATAGACACTGATGACATTGACGCACTGGCTTCGCTGACCGGCACCACCGGCCGCTCACTAATGATCGAACTGGCACGGCTCACCAAGGAGCAGTTGCGCCAGCCTGTATCCGAGATGGCTTCTGTGGCCTCCCAGCTTGAAAAGGTCATAGGCAGAAAGATAGAAGTCGAGAAGGCCGCTTATCGGGATGAAAACAAGCGGGTGGAGTCTGGTCACGGTGAAGACCTGGACTGACCTCACCGAGGAAGCCCGGCGCATGGGAGTCCTTATAGAGGATAGGGAGTTCGATGATACGCAGTGCGGGGAATACGACCCCGACACCCGCACCGCGTACATCGACCCCACCATGAGCATGGAACAACGGGTATGCACGTTGCAGCATGAGCTTATCCACGCAAAACACTTCGATGACGGGCTCGGATTACTGAGCCGGGAGAAAGAAGAACGCCTCACCCGCAAGGAGACCGCGTTCTCTCTGATTAATCCCATCGAATACATGCGCGCGGAAGACCTGTACAGGGGAGAACCCTACGCGATGGCGCAGGAACTGGGCATCACCGTCGGCGTCCTGTTGGACTACCGGCGATGGCTGCATGACAATCTTGCCGCACGGGCCGCATGATTATGTACCTTATCCGTGTTTCTTGCAATCAGGGAACACGGTTCGTGGATACAATTAGCTCACCAACCCCAATGGAGAGAAGAGACAAAAAATGAGTGAACCAGAACAACCACCCGTACCGGACCCATCGCACAAGACTGAAAGCAAGGGTACCGTCACCCTGAAATGGTGGCAGCTTCTGGTTGCGGCGATTGTCGTGGTGGCGCTGTCGGTAGGAGTTGCCGTTGCCGTGAACACAGCAATCCGCAATAATACTGATGAAGCCGCCTCGTCCAAGGACTACAAGAAACCGGAAAAGGCAAAACCTCAGCAAACGGAGAAGCCCAAGACAAGCAGCCGAGGCAACCTCATCAAACGAATAGGCGACACTGCCAGCATCTATAAGAGTCAGGCAGACAAAACCCTACTCGCTTCATGGACCGTAACCAACATAACCCTTGACGCACCATGCGTCCCGGCTTACGAAGGAGCTGAAACAAGCCCTGCAAACGGTCATTTCGTCGTTCTGGACATCACCGTTGAAACAACTTCCGATTTTGATTCGGATTCCTATGGGCCTTTGGGACTGGGCGCTCCCGGCTATTGGACGTATATTCAAAATGATGGCACCCAGTGGAACGGCAATCTCGATGGAACCAGTTCAAAGATAACAACCTACACATGCCTACCCGAAAATCAGCGGCTTCCCCAGATAATAGGCCAAGGGGTGAAGGCTCAAGGCAAGGTGCTGTTTGATCTTCCGTCAACGGATGGATACTTGGTCTATGGCAATGAGAGCGGACATGGCTGGGAATATTCTTTAGCTGGACATGCCAGTGCCTGATTCCACAGCATAATGGCATTAATGGTCCCGTTCTCCTGTATCGGAGGACGGGACCATTTTGTATACCACTACAATATGATGGTCAGGTGTGTTTCCTAGTGGAGGGCCATACCTCATGGTTCGGGTCCCACCAGAGTATATGGAACTCATTGCCTACAAGGAAACCGTACAGGCGTTCGGTTCCGCCCAAGCGGAACCGGGCCAACGCATCGCCTTCGCGTTCATAGTATTTCGCCAGCCGGTCCTGTGGCGTCTGGTTGGGGCATTGGGTGAAATCAGGGTAGCAGGTGAACGCCTGATATGAGGGGCTAATGATCTCGCCCACCGTCGCCTTTTCGAAGTCACGCATCTTCAACAGCAGCAGCCGATGCTCCTCGTCGCTCATGTGCGCGAGCGACCATGGACAGTCGGCCTCAAGGTCAACGCAGTCGAAACGGAATACGATGCGACGGTTCACGGAATCCTTGGGAATCTCCGTGGCGGATTCGGGGACATGATAGCTTTTCGCCACGCGATGCGCGGGCACACGTTTTGAAGAGCTCGGGGCTTTGGCCTTGATGCTCTTGGTTTTGCTGCGGTGGCCCACTAGTCGGTAAGGCTCCCATAGTATTCGGCCATGGCCGCTTCAGTTATCTCGGTGTTGCAGATGGCTCCCTGCGGGAGATCGCCTCGCGCATCCCTCCACGGGCGTTCGCTGTGGGTAAGCTCGCTGAGCTGGTAGGCTCCCATTTTCCCGTAGGCATTCAACACCGCGTCTATGGTGCTGGTGCCGTCTTCGTCTATGTTCGACGGGTCGCCGTGAATATCGCCGCGCGTGATCTTGAACATGCCCTTGTGCGCATGGTATAGGTCGGGGCACACCGGGCCGTTGGCCCATGCCTCGAATCGCTCGGGGAACAGACGCCGTTCATCCCATACGAGGGACCATGCCTGTGAATAGTAGCAGAGCTTTTCCAGCTTCATGGTGGTCATGACGCCGAGCTTGTCCAGCACGTAAGCGGCCACGTCGAATATGCTTGTCATGGTGCGCCTCCGTAACGTTCCTTCCGCTGGACATTCAAGGTGATTAACTTACTCTTCCATTGTATGGCCGGCAAGTTTCGGCGCGCCAGTTCACGCCTTCCATTCGATCTGCTTCAGGCCGAGCCCGTCGCTTATCGTCTCCATGCCTCGCATCAAATCCTCCACGGGCACAGTGCGGTAATGCTCGCTCATGGCTATGCTCGAATGGCCGACGATGCGTTGGATGATGCCGGGGTCAACCTTCATGTGGAACAGGAGCGATACGACGGAGTTGCGGCATTCATGCCCGTACCGGTTCTCGTAGTCGGGTATACCCGCCCTGCGCATGAGGTCGCGGAAACCGGCCCTGTCATCCAACGCGGCCAACGGCATACCCTCGCGCGTCCTGAATATCAGGTTGTACGGGTTCGGGATGATATTCTCCGTGGCCTCCAGATACCGGTGCACGACGGTGCCCAACTGGGGGATTATCGGCACGACCTTGCCTCTCGCGGACTTCGGCGGCGTCAAAGCGTACCCCTTGCACAGGTGTATCATGTCGTATCCGTCCGGCACCCTCCACCGGTATCGGGGGCAGCTCGAAGGCCGTTTGAAACCGCACGGGTATCTTCCGTCCCTGCCGGGCTCCCCACACCCATGCTCCTTGTCGAGGCTTTCCAGTTTCCAGTTCACCGTGTAGGTGCCTATCCATATCTCGCCGCTGTCCGGGGTTTCCAACGTCTTGTCCCGCCACAGGTCGAGATCGTCCAACGTGGCTCCCAGTATCTCCCCCTGCCTCATGCCGGTGAGCAGACGCCACCATTGGCGTGCCCCCAGAAACAGGTCGTCGGAGGACGCTTCGAGCATGTCCTGCATCTGCTCCACGGTGAACGCCTTGCGGTCCTGCGTGCCGCTGCGCCTGTCCGCCGACACGGCCACGGGCCCGTTGATGGTGCGCCGGTCCCCGGCCAATCCCGTGTCCCTGCGTTTCGGCCTTGCCGCGCTGGTGACCGGACTGGTGGGTATCAGCCGGTCGGCCACCGCCGCCTTGAATATCTGGTTAAGGATGTTGTAGAAGCCAAGCTGCCGGTTGTACGAGCATGGGGTGCCGTCGAGGTTGCGCATGTTGGCTATCATGCGCTGCACCGCCGAGGCGGTCACTTCGCCCAGCTTCTCGTTCGCGTACTTGCACAGGTGCACGCTTATGAGGCTCGCGTAGTTGTTGATGGACTTGGGTTTCAGGTCGCGTCGTTTCAGCTCGAACCATCGTTCCGCGTACTCGCCGAGCCGGGTGGCGCGGTCTACGCCCATGCCCCATTCGGTTTTCTCCTTGAGGGCTTCGGCTATTTTCCTGTCGCATTCCTTGTAGGTCTTGGCGGACACCCATCGGCCGTCCACCTTGGCCTGCCAGTTCACGTAGGTTTTCACCGTGCCGTCCTTGAGTGTTTTCCGCTGCTCGTGGCGGATGGGGTAGACCGCTCCGGTTTTCCTTATCCTAGGCATTCAGCATCCTCCATTCTCCAACATTCTCCAACAAACAATCCGTGGCGAATGGTATTCCAATGGTATACTAATCGTATCAAATCGTTGGAATTCCGCCGTTCTTTCCGTGGGAGCCGTTGATTTCATTATACGTTACTGGATGTGGAAAGTGTGCTGAATCACTCGCTGATTAGACATTGAGACCCCTTGCGAACGCCAATGTTTGCAAGGGGTCTCGTCGTATCTCGGGGTAAGATTTCCGGCGTCTAGGAATGTCGTTCTCCAACATTCTCCAACAAATCTTCGGATTGGGCTGCGGGACGGTTTCGGCGTGGCGGAATCGACGGTGATTCGCTCGAAAAATCAAAATCGGTTTTTGTATAAATATTCATGTAAGCCTTTTAGTATCTATTTATGTATGTTCACATGTCGGTGTGAGCAATAATCAGCGTTGACTATGACTCACTATTCCCATTATGGTGTGACTATCTGTTATCATGTGAGTGTGAATAAAAAACCCTATGGAGGTGAAGACTCCACAGGGTTGAAAAACGAAACCCTAGCAAGAGTTCCACTCCCAAGTTTAGTCGAGGGCGTGGAGGAAAGATGACGGAACAGATGGGCTACCGCAATGTAGATCGCGTATATGCTCTTGCAAGCCAAGGCAAATTCTCCAAGACTGATGAAAACGGCAAGCAGACGCTAGACCTACTGGCTTTGTCGATGATGACCTACATGGCCTCGAAGGTAATCGACAAAGAGGATGTGAACGCCGTCGTATATCAAGACCGTGCCTACTGGTGTTATTGGGAGGGTTGGGACAAGATGATAGAGGGTATGGGCATGGTCATCGACTCCAAGGAACATGATTTAGACACTGCCGCAGAAACAACAATGGCCCGCACACGGACAGCGCGAAACCGACTGAGCCGTGGTGCAAAGTTTTTACAAGAGCAGGGCTGTATAAAGCAGCTAAAGGCTCCGATTCCTCTAGCGGGGAAGAATGCCATCTGGCTTCTGTTGCTTGGTAATGAGAGGGAGAACCGCGAAGCTGAGCGAATCGCCCGATTGTATTTCAATCTTCCGCCCATGAAAGCGTAAATACGCGAAAACCGCCCCTCCGTCCAGCGTTACTGCTGGGGGAGGGGCGGTGGTATTTATTCGCTGCGACTACTTGCCGGCCATGCGTACCGGGTTGTATGCGACTCCGAATCCTGCGGCGATCAAACGCTCGATATTGACCTTATCGAAGACACAGCTCCAGTGCCATTATCCGTCATCAGAAAAGCCGTGGATTTTGATTGATGTAAGTTTTGGCACGCCAAAACTTACATCAATCAATGAAAAACGTCAAAAAATGCCCTATTTTTAGATGTCCATGTAAGTTTCAGATGACATCAACGTCATCTTCCCCTCATAAAGTGTCAGGAAAAGTTGAGGGTGAGTCGGTGCTTGGCACGTCCCATGATGGGGCTGAGGGAGACGGTCGAGGTGTGGGCTGAGGGGTGACGGGAGTGTCTGGCGCTGGGCGAGTGGTGTTGGTTGATGGTTGCTGTTGGATGGGTGCGGGTTGTGATTCGGATGTCCCGGCTGGCGCGGATGGTGCTTCTTCTGTTTGTTGAAGGACGCACTGAGCTGAGAGCGGGTTGGAAAATGGCCGCTTTGCCTTGCGGGAGTAGGGCTGAGCGGCTTTTTTCGTTTTAACCAGTTTTAACGGTTTTTAACCTGTTTTTACGGAAAATGTGGGCAAAATGTGGGCAGAAATCGAGCCCGCGAAGCCCTCTGCCACAACGCGAAATCGGCCCCGTCCGGCAGCAGTCAAGCTCTGTGCGAGCTGTCTGCGATGCCGGACGGGGCCGAACTATGTGTGGTTATGCGGCGCGGTCGATGCGTTGTTTGATGGCGCTGACGCCGATGAGCGCGCCGGCGAGGATGCCGAGCGCGTTGAGCGTGATAACTATCGCGTCCACGTGAGGCCAGCCCCATGCGGGGCCGACCGTGTTGACGAACAGGGCGAGTGCTGGCAGGACGATGAGGCCGAGCCATTTGAGGATGTCGTAGACGCGGCTGGGGATGAGCCAGTCGGGCACGTCATGGGTGACGTCGGCCGTCTCGGGCCAGTCGCTCACATCGACGCCGGGAAGCGTTTCGCCGGTGTCGGCCGTGTTTTTGCTGTCGGTCATGTTTTGCTCCGATCAAAAAAATAGTGGTGATGCCGCCATCGGGAGTAATGGCGGCATCGGTTGGTTTAGCGGCAGGTCACCACGTCACCGGGATAGTAGACGTTGATGTTGCCGGAGGGTACCGTGCATTGGCTGACGTTGTAGCCGTGGGAGGTGGCGAACTCCCATACGGTGTCGCCCCATTGGAGAACCTTGGAGACTCCGTGGGACGGCGCGGTTGTGGAGCCGCCGCCGTAGGTTACGACGTCGCCCACGTAGTAGCGGTTGATGTCACCGCTCGGCGTATGCCATGCGGACAACGGCCAAGCATCATAGGCGACGGCGAGTCCCCAGATGGTCTCGCCCCACTGCATGACGTGGCTGATGCCACCCGTGTTGGTGTCGGCCGGGGGAGTGCTCGGCTGCACGGGCGCGGGCGTTGCCGGGGGCGTGGAGCCGCCGGCGGGGTTGGCGTACAGGTCCCACTGCCATGCGTCGCCGCGGAACAGGTTGAGGTCGATGGGACTCCACGTGTTGACGACACCGGTGCCGCTGTATTGGCGCATGGCCTCGCCGTACGCGCCTATCATCCACGGGTTGGCCTGATAGCCGGTCGGGCTCATGTTCGCGTATTGGGCGATCCACAAACCGTATCGGTCGCGGATGTCCTGCGGGATGGTGCCGGCGACCGGGCCGGTGTACAGCAATGGGCGCACGCCGCCCGACAACCGTTCGCATTCCGCCATGAAGCGGCGTACCCAGTCCCAGTTGCCCCACGCGGGGTTGTCGTCCATCTCCCAGTCGAGCGCCACGATGCCGTGACGCCAATAGTTGCTGGTGTTGCGGTAGAAGAATTGGGCTTCGGCTTCCGGGTTGCCGCCCATGGCGTAATGGTAGAGGCCGAATTTCTTGCCGGATGCCTGCGCCTGGTAGATCATGCGGTTGGCGTCCGTGTTCACACCGGACACGAGACAGTTGTTATACACCTGTCCCGTGCCCCATGTGGTGCCGACCACGATAAAATCGGCCTGCATGTTGTACACGTCCGCGCCGCACTGCCAGTTGCTCATGTCCACGCCCTGCATGTCCGCGTGCGCGGTCGCCGGAAGCAGCATCATGCAGATGGCGGCGACTAGGGCCGTGATCTTGGCGAGCAGACGCTTCCACCACGGCTTGTCCTTGTTTTTAACCAATTTTTCCCCTTTCTCTGAGGTGAATATTGTTTTGTGGCCCACGGTCGTGGGTCAGGATTGTCACGGCCCACTCGGGGCCGTCAATGGAAAAGCCCCACACGGAATGGTGTGGGGCTAGAATCAGTCGATCTTGTACAGGCGGGGAGTGAACGTCTTATCGACCTCGCCCGTGGTGTTGATGAAAATGTTGCATTGGAGAGTGCCGGCCTTCAAGGTTTTCGGCCCATAGTCCCTAGGTCCGAACACATTTGCTCCTTCGCTCCCGTCGTCGTGGGAGATATTGGCTTGTATGCCCATCAGCCATGAATCGTTGCCCAGCGGCCAGTCCGTGGCGTCCATCGTGTACGTTCCCGCATCCACATGCACCACATTGGTCAAGTCATTCCACGAGTCAACATTTTGTGTGGTGGAGCCTTTGAAACGGTACGTGCCCGGTGTCGGTTCCGAGACCGCAATCCCCGGGGCGGCACCCACTGTCATAGGCAGTCCGGTGACACGCGGATACAGGTTCGCTAGCTCATAGCCCCCCCCTCAAGGCTTGTGACATCGGGTTTCATCCACTCGTGCGCGGTGTTCCCGAGTTCGAGTTGGATTTTCAGGTTGCCCGACACGCTGCCGGCCGTGACGCCGCCACGCAAGATGCGCAGCTCGACGCGTGTGGTCCCCTTGGGGATGGTGACCACGGTGTTGTTTTTCCCCTGATAGACGCCGCCGAGGCTATTCGCGTTGGCGTAGATGCCGATGACCAGGTTTCCGGGCACATTGCCCGTGTAGGAGATGATGAGAGGCACGCCAACGATGCCTTCGGGCACGTCGAACGCCCAGCGCACGCCCTTGTTCAATGGCACCGATTCGGTGCCGCTGCTGAAATCAAGCGACCCGTCCTGCGCCACGGTGACGGTCAGACCGTTGCCCGACGCGGGACCGTAGGCGAGCAGGTTACGGGATTTCACCGTGACTGGAATCCGCTTGCTGATGTTCGGACTGGTTTTCGAGTTGATGGTGACCGTCGTGTTACCGGGTTTCACGCCGGTTACGGAAATACCCATGAGGGGCCTCCTTGAAATAATGGAAGCCCCTATTCATGAGGCTTCCGGTTTATGCGTATGGCTTGTACGCGTGTGCTTCGCTGCCGGTTTCCAGCATTGGATACAACGTCGCGTCAACGGGCCCGCCGTTGTTCACTCCGACCTTGCACTGATAGGTGCTGTTTTCCGATACCGTGAACGTGACAGCCAAATTGTGAACTTGATTGTCCAGCACCTTGTATTCGGTCTTGCCGCCTGTGACAACGGCTACGAATAGGATGATTCCGTCGGGGAGGTTCGCGGCGGATAACGTGTATTGTCCCGCTGGCAACGGCGTATTATCCGTACTACCCTGATCGGCACGCCCGATTGACGAGGTGCTGGTGCCTTTCACGTGGATGCCACCGTCGGCGGCGACCGTAAACGTCACGCCATTCTGCGTACCGTTTGGTATCTTCAGCCACATGTTCTTGATCGGGGGTAACACGCGTACTGGAATGGTTTTCGAGACAGTGCCGGCTTGGATGGTTAGGCTGGTGTCACCCGGGGTCAGGCCGGATACGGCCACCCCCCCCCCTAAAAGATTCGTTCATGATGGTTACTCCTTACTGTTGATGGTTGCGATGGTCTTGTCGAGGATGTTCGCGGCGAATTCCTGCGGCGCGTAATCCGGCAGGATGTTGACGTTCAGGCTGGCTGTCTCGCCCACCCTCAATGTCAACGATTCCGGGGTGACGGTGATGCCGGTCGGTTTCGCGTCGCCAACCACGGCGATATCCGGGCTGGCGGCGCTGGCCGTGAACTCCTGCGATGCCGCATCGGGCAGGATCGTCACCTTGAGGTTCCTGCTCTCGCCCACGCGCAGGGTGACTGCATCGACCGGCTGGCCGGAATCGTCCGTGACCTTGATGGACTCGGGTGCGTAGGCCGCGCTGATGGACACGGCGGCGGAAGTGAAACCGTCGACAGTGGCGGTGACGAGAATCGTGCCGCCATGCCTCCACGTGAGCGTGTTGCCCGAAACCGTGGCGGTGCTCGTGTCCCTGCTCGCGAACGTCACGTCATTGGTGGTCAGCAGGTCGCCAACATGACCGTCCGCATACGTGGCCTTCGCCCCCAGTTTCAAAGTGCCGGATACTGGCAGCGACCTGGGCAACGCCATGCCCTTATCATCCGTGATCTCGATGGAGACCACCGTGTCCTTGTCCAGCGGCCATACGAGTTTGCCGTTGAACATGGCGTTGTACGTGTGGCCGTTCAATAATGGTTTGCCGACACGTTTGCCGGCGTATAGGGCTGGCATGGTCAGGCCTCCTTCACGGTAACCTTCTTGGCCTTGGCTTTCACGGCCTTGGCTGCGGGCTCCTCCGACACGGTTCCGGCTGGCGTCTCCCCGGCGGAGTCCTTGCCGGTTCCCCCCGTGGTGCCTTCGGTGGTGCCGGTGGAAGGCAGTACGGTGGTCGCAGCATCCGCCTTGTCCTTGACCGCCCGCACCGTCGAATCGATGGTGGCGATGGCCGATTCGCCCTTCGCCGCGACCATGGAAGCGGTGTCGGCCACGGTCTGCGAATCGTTGGCGACGGAAGCCGCCGCCATACTGGCGTTCGACGCGAGACTGCTCAGGTCGGACTGGGTGGCGGTCGCGGAATCCGCGGAGGACCGGGCGCTCAGCATGGCGCTCTTCGCCAGCATGGCGTTCGTTTGAGCTTCGGCCGTGATGGACTCCAGCGTGCTCATGGCCATAGCGGCCTTCATGGTCGTGGCGGTTTCGTCGAAGAACACCAGCTCGTCCGGGTATTGTGCGGAAAGCGTCTCCGCCTCCGACTGGGTGGAAGCGTGGCGAACCTTCAACAGTTGGGAGCCCTGCATGTCCTTCGGGACGAACGTGCCGGCGTCAACCTCCACGAGGTCCGCGTATTCGACCACGTGGGTGGAGTTCGGCACTTCGACGTAACGCGTGTACGCCTGCGGCGAATCAGCCAACTCCACGACCTGCCACACAAACGCAGGAGTCGTAGGCAGCAGGTCAACCGTCAGCTCACCCGTTTCGGACAGATTCGCGTCGAACGAGGCCGCGATAATAAGATTCTTCGCCGCGTCGAAGTGACGACGCACCGGGCGGAACCGCAGCGTACCGGTCACAGGGTCCAAGCCGCCCGTCTTCGGCTTCCTGATGGAAATATGGATTTGGGTCATTACTGCTCCTCCTTATTGGATTCGATGATTGTTTCCGGTGCAACGTCCGGGCGAAGCTCGTCCGGCAGCGAGGGCTTGGGATGACGTTTCAAATTGTTGACCATGTTTCCCTTTTCTCTGGGATGGATATTGTTTGTGGCCCACGGTCGTGGGTCAGGACTGTCGGGGCGCTATCGGCGCGGATTGGATGTCATTGTTGAGCGAT